ACAACTATCGTCCCGGTGAGGATGTGAATGGCACTGGAGGCTATGGTCCTTCTATTGCTGTTTATCAAACACAAGAAGCTAAGTTTGGTGTCACTCCGAAACCAGATCAGGCTTATGAGATTGAGTATAAATATTGGTCTTTTCCTGCTGCCTTGTCTGCTGATACAGATGTAGCTATTATTCCTGATAGGTTTAATGGTGTGTTACTTGATGGTGCTATGTTCTACATGCTTATGTTCAGGTCTAATGAACAAGGAGCAACAATGTATAAAGATAAGTTTGATACGGGTATCAGGACAATGCGTAGAGTCTTGTTAGATGAGCCTTTGTATATGCGTTCAACAATGATTGTTAAGCCTTCTTTTAGTCCAAGAGTGTTTTAATGGCAGATAGAATTAGTGGCTTCAAGGTTACATGTATTGGTGGAATGAACACCAATAGGGATGTACTATCTCAAGGTGAGATGTACCCCGGTTCAGGTACACAACTTATTAATTATGAGCCAGCTATTACTGGTGGGTATAGACGGATTAGTGGATATGCTAACAGTTATGGAACTGTAACTGGCACAGGTAGTGTACTTGGTGTTATGGTTGCAGAGAGTTTAAACGATGGTATCTTTGCTTGTCGCAAACCTTCTTCTGGTACAGACTACTTTTATAGGTGGGTAAATTCTTCATCTACTTGGGTAGCAATTACAACTCCCGGAACTGTTACGATGGTGGGGGTTAAGAAGGTTAGGTTTACTAGATATAATTGGAGTGCTCCTAAGTTTGCGTTAACTGATGGAATCAATCCGGCTGCTGTGTATGATGGAACTACATATACACAGATTACGGATGCTAATGCTCCTAATAGTCCTAAGTATTCTGCAGCCTTTAAGAATCATTTGTTCTTAGCTGGTGATACAACAGACCCTTACAACTTATATGTTTCTTCTCCTTTGGCAGAAACAAACTTCAACCCAGCTAATGGAGCTGCTGTTATTAATGTAGGATTTGAGATTGTTCAGATTAAACAGTTTAGAGATACGCTGTACATCTTTGGTAAAAATGCAATTAAGAGTTTGACAGGCACTAACATAGCTGACTTTGTGGTGGGTGAGGTGACAACAAATTTAGGTTGTGTTGTACCAGATAGTGTGATAGAACTGGGTGGTAATCTAGTGTTCCTTGGTCCTGATGGTTTTAGACCAGTGGCGGGAACAAATAAGATTGGTGATGTGGAATTGGAAACAATTTCAAAACAAATTCAATTTACCATTACATCAATCTTACAAGAAATTGTAGCTGGTTCTATTGATCCAGAAACATTAAGCTCTGTAGTAATTCGTAAGAAGTCACAGTTTAGATTGTTCTTACCCGCTGAGGGAGTCTTTGGTTTGTTAGGTGGTCTTAGGGCTAGCGAAGGCGGTGTTTCTTTTGAATACAGTCAGCTTTTTGGATTTACAATAACATGTGCTGCTAGTGGATACATTGGGCTTGATGAAGTTGTTATTCATGGAGATTCTACGGGTAAGGTGTATAAGCAAGAGACAGGAAGTTCTTTTAATAGTACAGAAATCTTGAGTGTTTATCAAACACCTTTCTATTATTTTCAAGATCCTTCAATTCGTAAAAACTTCTATAACATTTCTACATTCTTGCGTAGTGAGGGATCGACTAGTATTGTGATGGGTGTGTCGTATGACTTTGATGACTCTGTTAATGTCTTCAATCCAGCCAACTATAACATTTTAACAACTGGTGCTGCTGCTTATTACAATGAAGCCATCTATGATGCTTCAGCAATTTATGATGGTAATCCATCACCAGTAGAGAAGACAAACATTGAAGGCTCTGGGTTCTCCATTGCTTTCAAATATGTGACTAATGATACGAATGCTAGTCATACGATTCAGGGCTTGGTCTTGAATTATTCGATGAATGATAGACGCTAAGGGGAAACTAAATGGCAGGTTATGTAAGACAGTCGGCTGCTGATATCGTCCCAACGGGCGTAGTTAGAGCTGCACCAATTAACAATGAGTACAATGCTCTTCGTGATGCTTTTAGTGCTGCTAGTGGTCATAAGCATGATGGCACTGCTGCTGAGGGACATCCTGTTCCTGTCATTGGTGACGCTGACTTATTGAATAAGATTGCCACTGATACCGCTAATAATCGTCATGGTGTATTTGTTGAAGTAGCTGCGGCTGCTGTGGAGCAAGTGCGCTTTCAAGATGGAGCTATTGTTCCAGTAACAGACAATGACATTGACTTAGGTACAAACTCTCTTGAGTTTAAAGACTTATACATTGATGGCACAGCCAACATTGATAGCTTAGTTGCTGACACTGCTGACATCAATGGTGGCACTGTTGATGCTACAGCTATTGGTGGAACAACCCCCGCTGCTGGTGCTTTTACAACTCTATCGGCTTCTGGTGCGGCAACACTTTCTAGCACTTTAGCAGTTACGGGTGTTGCAACGCTTGGTAATGGTGCTGTGCTAGGAACACCAACATCAGTTACGCTTACAAATGCTACTGGTTTGCCTATCAGCACAGGAGTAAGTGGTCTTGGGACAGGTGTGGCAACCTTTTTAGCTACGCCAAGTAGTGCTAATTTAATTTCTGCTGTTACGGACGAAACTGGAACTGGTGCGTTGGTGTTTGCCACTTCGCCAACACTGGTGACTCCAGCATTGGGAACACCTGCTTCTGGTATAGCAACCAACTTGACGGGGCTACCAATTTCAACAGGCGTAAGTGGTTTGGGTACTGGAGTTGCTACTTTCTTAGCTACCCCCTCATCTGCTAACTTAATTTCTGCCATTACTGATGAAACAGGAACTGGTGCTTTGGTGTTTGCAACAAGCCCTACCTTAGTAACCCCTATCCTTGGAACACCAACAAGTGCAACATTGACCAATGCCACAGGTCTTCCTATTGCTACTGGTGTATCAGGTCTTGGCACAGGTGTGGCAACTTTCCTAGCAACTCCTTCAAGTGCAAACTTAATCTCTGCTGTAACAGATGAAACTGGAACAGGATCATTGGTCTTTGCGACAAGTCCAACTCTAGTAACACCTGCCCTTGGTACTCCATCTGCTTTGGTAGGAACTAACATTACAGGAACTGCGTCTGGTTTGACAGCAGGTAATGTAACCACTAACGCTAACCTTACTGGTGCTATTACTTCAGTTGGAAATGCTACATCTCTTGGTTCATTCACATCAGCTAACCTTTTGGCTGCTTTGACAGATGAAACAGGAACAGGCTCTGCAGTATTCGCCACTTCACCTACTCTTGTTACTCCTATCCTTGGAACACCCACTAGCGCAACTTTAACTAACGCTACAGGGCTTCCAATTGCTACTGGTGTGTCAGGTCTAGGAACAGGCGTAGCAACGGCTCTAGCGGTCAATGTAGGCTCATCTGGCGCACCTTTGGTAAATGGTGGTGTGCTTGGTACTCCATCTAGCGGAACTGCTACTAACCTTACAGGCTTACCAATTTCAACAGGTGTATCTGGTTTGGGTACTGGTGTAGCTACTGCTCTAGCTGTGAACGTAGGTTCTGCTGGTGCTGCTGTTGTTAATGGCGGTGCATTAGGCACTCCCTCTGGTGGTACAGCAACCAACTTAACTGGTTTGCCTTTATCAACTGGTGTAACAGGAACACTACCTGTTGCTAATGGTGGTACAGGAACAGCAACTCCTAGCATTGTTGCAGGGACAAACGTAACTGTTACAGGAACATGGCCTAACCAAACCATTGCTTCTACAGCAGGTGGTTCTGGAACTGTAACTAGCGTTGCAGCTACAGTCCCAAGTTTGTTTAGTATTTCAGGTTCACCAATTACCACATCTGGCACATTGGCAATGACCTACTCAGGTACTGCTTTGCCAGTAGTTAATGGTGGTACTGGTCAAACATCCTACACAGATGGTCAACTGTTAATTGGTAACAGCACAGGAAACACGCTAACTAAAGCAACATTGACTGCGGGAACAAACGTAACAATTACCAATGCTGCTGGTGCAATTACGATTGCGGCTTCTGGTGGTGGTGCTTCTGCTGCTACGCCTACTGCGCTTGGTACTGTGTATGGCAAGCAAACAGCAAGCGGTGCATCACCTTATTTAACTGCTTTTGGATACAATTCTGCCCCTTCAGCAACTGGTACATATAATTCTGCATTTGGGCAGTTATCGCTCTTTTCATTAACTTCTGGTTCGTCAAATACGGCAATAGGTGAAGAAAGTCTTTATACAGTATCAACAGGAAATGATAATGTTGCCGTTGGTGCTAGTGCTTTATATACTGCAACTGGTTCTCATAACACTGCTGTTGGCACGCAAGGTTTAGCACTTACAACTACTGGAGCAGAAAACACTGCTGTAGGTGCTTATGCAATGAGATTAAACACAACTGGAAATTATAATACTGGTATTGGACGTTATGCACTTACTGCTAACACCACAGCATCTTACAACACCGCTTTAGGATATGAATCTCTTAAAGCAAACACAACAACTTCATACAACACCGCACTTGGTTATTCTGCGGGAACTGCCAATACAACTGGTGGAATAACTGCTGTTGGTGCGGGTGCTCTTGCGGCTAACACTACAGGATATGCCAATACTGCCCTTGGAGGTTATGACAGCGCAACAACCATACAAGCCGCACTAAGATATAACACTACAGGAAATTTTAATGTAGCAGTTGGAACAGGTGCGCTTACTGCTAACACCATAGGTGCTAACAATACGGCCTTTGGTTATTCAGCACTTTATACAAATATTGATGGTGGTACTAATGTTGCTATTGGAAATGGTTCGCTTGCACTTAATACTGGTGGTGGAAGTAATGTTGCCGTAGGATACCAAAGTCTTTATAATAATACTACTGCCAGTGGCAACGTAGCCGTAGGTTATCAGGCTTCCCAAACTATTACCACAGGGGCTAATAATGTTGCCATTGGTGTTTTCTCAGGGAAAGGCGGCACAACTGGCACTTCAAATGTTTCTATTGGTTACGAATCACTTAAAACCAACACTACAGGAAATTACAATACAGCAATAGGTCTTGAAGCCCTTAAATCCTCTACAACTGGCGGTGGTAGCGTTGCATTAGGTGCTTATACGCTTTTCTCTAACACTACTGTATCTGATAATATCGCCATAGGGTATGCGGCAAGTTATTATAGTGTGACAGGAGCAAGAAATACTGCTGTAGGCTATTTTTCTTTGTTTAATAATACCGCTAATGACAATACTGCTTTTGGCTATCAAGCACTTAGGGCAAATACAACTGGCACTAATAATACTGCTGTTGGACAAGGTGCGCTTTATTCTAATACTACCGCTACTTCCAATACAGGTATAGGTTCTGAAGCTGGTTATTCAATAACAACAGGCGTAGACAATGTATGTATTGGATTGTCTTCTGGAAATTATAATGTTGCTCTTACTACTGGTAGAGACAATGTAATTATTGGTACTTATTCTCACACTGCGGCTGCAGGAGATAATGCTTCAATTGTTATAGGTCGATATATTCTTGGTAAAGGTACTAATACGGGTTTTATTTCTCCGGGTGGTGGTGGCGTTTATCAAGGCAATAACTCCGCTAATTGGTCTACAACTTCAGACAGACGTTTAAAGAAAAACATTGTTGATAACAATATTGGTTTAGAAAAACTTACGCAAATCCAAGTGCGTAACTTTGAATATCGGTTGGCAGAAGAAGTTACAGAATTACCACAAGCACAAGCTATTCAAAAGACAGGCGTTCAACTTGGTGTGATTGCTCAAGAATTGCAAGCCGTTTTGCCTGAGTGCGTAAAAACAGAATCCACAGGTATTATGTCCGTAGACTCCGATAACCTGACTTGGTACATGATAAATGCCATCAAGGAACTCAAAGCTGAAAACGATTCTCTCAAGGCACGTTTGGATGCCACTAATCTTTAAAGGAAAACCATGATTGATACACAAACCCCAGAACAAATTGCCAAGCACTACTCTGCCGCAATGGACAGCGTAAACCTAATCAATGGTGGCAAGCCAGCTAACATGACTGATGCTGATTGGGCTGATTGCCTATCACGCAACAAAGAGCATTTGAAAATTATGTTGGCTAAAGACTATTGGACAACAGAAGACCTTGCACCCTTGCAAGCCGCTTCTGCATAATCATGGCAGACGAAGTAACCCATTCTCAAATCTATGAACGTCTATTAGCTGTTGAAGCTAAGGTGGACCAACTAGATAAGAACACACAAACTGTGGTTGCTGCTTTCAATGCAGCC